AGCGTCCGCACGCTGCCGCTCCTGCCGGTGATCGAGCAGCTTCTCCTTGCGGAGAAGGAAAAGCAGGAAACCTTCCGGAAGCTGTTCAAGAAGGAATACTGCAAAAAGTACCTTGATTACATCTGCGTGGATCAGATGGGGAACCTGCTTCGACCGAACTTCGTAACCGAGCACTTTTCCTATATGATAAGCAAATTTAATCTCAAAAAGATTAGATTCCATGACCTTCGACACCCAAATGTCAAGCCCACGACACATATTTTTTCAAAGAAGAAAACTTTCGGGCTATCAAAGAATTACAGCCTGAAAGTTTTCTTTTAAAGTATTACAGAGAATGTAGTTCGAAGGTTAACAATGATTAATCATCTCTAAGACGATTATCCATCGCTTCTAGCTGCCGTTTTTCTTCTAAATCAGATTCTACTCGTTTCTTTTCATACTCTGCCCAGCGGCGTATTTCTGCAAGCGGGTGATCCTTATAGGACGCAAGCGTTGCAAATGTCTTTTGGCAATTTTGGGCTACACTATCCAGGCTGTACGACTTATAAGCGTGAATTCCTGAAAGGAACCGGCGGAAGACCGTCTCGTTCTGCCCATATCGTTCTAGTACAAATAAAGTTATCTCAGGGACAAAGTGCTCGTTCAGGGATGGGGCCGGCAGGTGATAGGCGATGACCTCTGCTCTATTAGACGAATCAAGCTCAATCCACTGCAGGATCAATTCCGGGGAAAACATGCCAACCAGCAGTGAGGACGAAGGTACATATGGCATACGATCAAATTGTATCTTCAAACAATTGCAGATTTCGAAAGCCATGTCCTCTGCATAGGGGCCACAGGCATGTTTTTGGATAAAACAGACCTGATGGGTCTGGTTGCTGATCCAGCTAGAATAATCAATGCTTTGTATGACCAGGAGAAGGCACTCACACAATAAACGCTTAGGCATCCGTTCAATAAGGAGAACAAATTCATATGGGTAACGCCGAAGAATCTGCACCGGTAAGTCAGCCGTATGTTTGAACAAAAAATTTTCTAAGTCAGGGTCCGGAACCGTCTTCAGCCACGCTTGTCCAACACAAAAGAAGCAAAAGATACCGTCATTTGTGCCGCTTGCCCAAAGCAGTTCCAGAATAGCTTTCATTTGTTCTAGCGAAAGGCAATCAACCCACTGCTGTTCACCTAATTCAAGCACATAGTTGTCAATCACACCCTCTTTTAACAGCCTAAAAATACGCCTCAATCCGTCATTTGTGCGATCACATGTGATACTCATATGCAAAACGCCTTTTGGGTTCTGCATAATACATTTATCTAATTGATCACGAATGAACTCCGGCAAGTTTTTCTCTCTGTTGCAAATACCATAAAAATAACGCTCAGCAAACATATTGCGGCCATCAGAAAAATTGGCATTGATAACTGAGGCCAAGCTATATGCCGCGTCTAACTCGCCAACCATCTCAACAAAAAGCCCAAACGAATAGTCTTTTATACCATCTATCAGAAATAAGTGCTCCAAAATTTGAGGAGCATCATTTTTTGTAATCAATTCCGCTGCCAAGCTTTTTATTTCAGACAAATGCTCTTCTTTATTAGAAAAAGCATTCTTTGCCAAACATACTTTTAAGCGTGAGACAAAGTCTGTCTCCATGAGGTATCCACGCCATTGTGTTAAGTAGACAATCCTTTGGGTTGCTGCGTCACTCGTCTCGTTTCTTTCTTGCAATATCTTTTCGCGCTCCAGTTGTACATTAATCGCAATGACAATCTCCGTGCGCTGGCCCGCTTCTTTGGCAAAAAGCTCCAAAGTCTGACGGTAGTCATCTCGCAAGTTGGGTGCACTTATACCGATAAGAGGACTTGTAAAATCAATCATCCGATCTTTTAGGCATTGGAAAACTATCCGGCACATGTTAGCGGGCAAAGTTTTAATACTATTTTGGAGAGTAGCCAGACACCACCGATAATTATCAATTATGTCTCCCCAATTATGGATATGTTTCCCAGCCCAATTTTCTGGTGTCAGCCGTCCGCCCACCATTTTGGGAGGAAGCAACCGTGTACCCTGCCAAGAAAGAGCATAAGCCATTGCGGATGTAAACAAACTATCATTCTGATCCCCTTTTTGAGTATGCATACGTAAGAGCAAATGCTCAAAGCGAGTTTTAAAAGGAACCTCTGTGTTAGAAGTCAAGAAGCCAAACAGTTCACTCCAAACACCTCGGCTATTGTTAGAAATTCCAGGTTCTGCTTCATGCTGGCTTAATGTAAACAATATCTGTTCGCAGATATTAAAATGTTCCTGAAAACAAGCTAAATGCTCACAAGACCATACAAATTCTCTACGCCCATTAACACCCGAAAATTTGTCCAATATTGAGCTGGCAGTTCGGTCAATCAGATGCTTCATCCATGGTAGCCCATCCTCCGGAACAAATTCCACATATGTCATCACCTCCGTGCTGCTTCCAACAGAAAGGCTTGCGTACTCGCCTCCAAAGAGTCGAGAGGAAACCACCAGCGCAGCACACCCATATTTGTTTTGAAACCAGGACACTAAAGTGTCCCTCACCTCCTCCCATGTAGTCTGACCGCATTCTCTAGCCCGCATGATAAATCTCCGACGAAGTTCATCATTAGGGATACGGTTCATAAAATCTGGGTAATCCTGAATCAAATGTACATGATATTTTGAGAACAACAGTCTCGCCATAGCCCGTGGGGAGAGTTCAAAGTAGTTCCCTCTTTTAATCCCGAGACGATGGTCTGCACAAAAATTGACAGCTCGCATGAGCAACGGTGCACTTAAATTGAAATAGTCTTTGAGAAACTCAAGCTCCTGCCTTGGGAATCCTTGGTATCCAAAGTCAACAAAAAGGGAAAATATCCGCACGATATCAATATACTCATCACTCACAACCTGGGTCATAATTCTCTCTACAATCTGCATGGCGGACCGCTGGGTTCGTATGTCCCATACATCCCGATCACCGGATTTTGCGTACTCATCCGCAATTAACAATGCAAATCGGAGATCATTGTCCGAAAGACGATAGATGGCATGTAGATCTTCCTGGGATAGCGATGGGTACCGATAATGAATGATCTTGACGACATCGGCTTCATCATACGGAATCATCTGCATCATGTAGGGATCAGAGCGCGCATACTGAGTACTTTCGTCCAAGCCCATCTCAGCTATGGCTACCGCACGGATATTCTGATATGGACTCAAGCAACGTCTGAGTTCCTCCCACTCGTCGAAGCTCACATCGTCCACGATCAAGTAAATCGGCTCCCCTGCCGATGTTCTTGAATAATTCCGAAGTCCGGATTGAAAATCATTTGAAAATTGCTCGTAACTGTCAAAGATAAGAGCGTTAGATAACTCCGGATCCTCAGTGCATGCCTGTAGGACCGTTCGAGTTTTCCCAATCCCGGAAAAACCGCAGATCAAGAGTGGTTTCTCTCTCTTGCAACTGAGATGATTACGGATTTCACTGATTAGGCTTTCGGATACCGCTGTATCAACCCAGGCATGATAGCCATAGTATTCCAATTTTCTGATAAGGACATTCCGTCCCTGGTTCCACAGAAAACTAGCATAGCGGTATTTCGGCCTAGCTAATGCGGGCCAATTCTTGCTTTGAAGAAGCATATCGAATACATCAATAGTCGGCCCTTGAACCTCATTAAAGGTATCTGCCATATCTGCAAGATCCGTTTCGATCCCTAAAAGTTTGTATTCATCTCCGTCATCCACAACAAAAAAACCGCCGCCAGAGATGCCTTGAATTTGTTCGCAAAGGAGCTTCTGAGAGGGGTTGACATCAGCCAGCCGCATATATACTGTATTGCCATAAGAATCTATATGCTTGAACTTCCCACTGTAGGGCACAAGTGTTCCATCACGGCTGTTTGGAAAACCCGCCAGTCCACCTTCTTCATAAAGCCTATTCATCCTGCCAATAAATACACGTTCGTGTGGATAACGTTCTGGTGGGTAATCTACCAACAGGACCGCTGCGTCACAATTCTCGTCAGGGGACTCAATAATATCTGTATATCCCAAGGGCTCTTCTTTATTGTCATCTGTGATGAAAAACAATCGGACATTGCCTTTGTTAACGCAATGCTTGGCGGTCAGGCAGTAGAATCGTCCCTCGGCAATTGATGGAACAATCCAGCCTGATCCGTGCTCCTCTCCTGAACAAACGCGCACCGTAACCTTACGGAGCACGCAATCGTCATATATCACGTTCCAGCCTCCATTCCGTTCCAAATTCTGTCCGGATGTGGTATTCTTTCACTTCTGCTGCTGTCAAAAATTTTTCCGCGATATCATAATTGAAGCAAAGGACCGGCTGCTCTTGAAATCGAATAATTCTGGCAATAGTTTCTTTATCAGGATGGCCTGTTCCGCCTGTTCCGCTGATTAGGAAACGTTTTCCCTGAATTAATTGGAGCAACTCAGGACTTGTACTATATCGACTTCCGTGATGGGAAACCTTGACCAAATCTACTTGTACGGGCTGATCTTTGGAATATCCCAATGCTTTCAATCCAGCCACAACATCGCCGGGTAAGGCGTCGCCTAAAAAAAGAAATCGGTATCCAAAGGCTTCAATCAAAAGACTGATACTGGAAGCATTGACCGGACTATCATCTGAAACAAAATCTTTGGTCATTAGCTCAGCTAGCGGTTTGTGATAGTCGGCCGCGACAGCAGTGGTTTTGCGTGTGGATTTCCGCTGGCACCAATGCTGATATTTTGCCAGGGAGCTTGCGGAAGGTGAAAGCACATGTGCCCGAAGGCCATCACAAAAATCGATCTGACCACCAGTTTGCAAACCGGTCTGTACGAAGATTTTTTTCTCTGTCAAAAACTTTTCCAAAGTAACGGCATCAGAATAACTGGTTTTGGTGGTTACACTGATTTCGTCATCGGCTTGCACCATTTCCTTCGTCACACAGGGGGCAAACCTTTGGATAGATTCCAAAGTATTGTAATAGAAACCAGCAATGTGCTCACATTTATTAGAGTTAAAATTCCGGAATAGACATTTAAATCCGCCAATGTGATCCCGATCAATGTGAGTAAGAAGCATATACACATCACAGTCATAAGTTTCGATCAGCCTAAATAATGTATCTTTGAATTTTTGAAAATTCCCTACATACCCACTATCTATAACCAAAAGCTTGGGCTTATTACAATTCGAAAAGACGAGCATAAAACAATCGCCATTGTTAACTTGCAGCGCATGGACAATGATCATGGTTACCTCCAAATGAGCATCCCTTCCTAATAATGTTTGCCCATAATAATATGTGTAAAGCATTTGATATCTAATCTATCTGCCATTTTACCACATTTTCTTACCAGTGTCTACTACGATTTTATCAATGTAGTCCATGATCTCATAAAGCGGAATATCTTTACTACTGGCAGACAAAAGCTTGCGGAATATGTTATATTTATTGCTATAGGTCGCTTTTCACTCTGAAGTTTCAGCAAGCACCGCCTTTGCCTCATGCGCTACATCTAACGCCACACGAACGGCCTCTTTATTGAGTTCTCCCCGAACATATTGCTCATAGTGTTCCATTGCATTTACCCATGCCGCTTCGCTACTTTGGGGCAAGTTCAAGGATTTTGTCGTTAAATTGCCAAATCTGCTGCTTATACTGTACATCCGTAACATAATGCTCGCTCACATAAACTTTTAACTGACGGTAGATCGCATTGAAAATATCTTCTTCCCTGGCATACATTCCCGTGCATTTATCGGCGCCCAAACGATTCTTGGTAATGCAGGTGAAGAAATACCAATCAGCGTGATTGGTGCCCCGCTTGCGCTGCATCTTTCCGCCGCAGCATCCGCACATAACCTTACCCTTCAAAATGTTCTCTGCTGACTGTCCCTGTGGAACTACATTGTAGGCCCTGGATTGAAATGCCTTTTGGATGGCGTCGAATGTGCTAGAATCGACCAACGGCTCATGGGTAGCTTCTATAACCCGCTTTTCCTTTCCTTGCACCAACATATCAGTATAGGTACGGTTGGTAAGAATGTACTTCACAGACCGACTGTTCCAATTCCCATCGCCATCGTCGTAGTTTCCATTCAAGCCATTGGATCGGGCATACTGAATTGGAGTGGGGAGCCCCCGCTCATTCAAATATCGAACAATGCTAGTCACCCCAGTGCCGCCTGCGGCCATCTCAAAAATCTTCTGAACAATGATAGCCGCTGCCGGATCAGGAATAAGCTGGTCTGAATTCTCTCTGGACTTCTGATAACCAAATGGGGCTCTCGGCCCAATAAACTCTCCACGCTGTGCTTTCATGTTTAATAACTCCTTCACTTTGATTTTGGTTTCAATGGATACCTGTTCGTTAAACAGATTGATGAACGGAATACGAACTCTTGATTGGATAGGAACTTCTTTATTTTGATTGGTTATGCCATCGATTGTGTCGAATTGGTCATTGACGGATACAAACCGGACATGTTGTCTTGGAAAGAAAATCTCCAGATGATAGCCGACAGTGAGATGGTCACGGCCTAACCTGGAAAGGTCTTTGACAACAATACATTCGATTTTATCAGCAAGAATATCCTGAATCATCTGCTGAAATGCTGGACGGTCAAAGCGAGTGCCGCTGAAACCGTTGTCGATATAGTAGTGCATAATAGGGGTCTGATGTTGGCGTCCCCATTCTTCAACGATAAGTTTTTGATTTTCTATGGAGCTAGTAGGATCCGTATTTCGTACCGATAGACGGATATAGCCAACAGTATCTCGATTTGGTTTGATAAGCAAGTCAATATTGGGGCGTTTTCTGCTCTTTCGTGCCATGATTGTTCCTCCTCAGCAGAAAAGGGCTATGGCGTAAACCATAGCCCTTAAAGGGATTATATCATGTTCTGTTTTCCACTTCCACGAGGATGGCTCCATTTTCCACTTCCACGAGCTTAGACCCAAATGTCAAGCCCACGACAAAAAATATTTTGCGTTTTTTAAAGAAAATCCTGGCTGTACGGACAGCTTAGACGGAGCTTGCTTTTCTCAGCGCTTCATGAAATGCGATTCGGCTGCTTAGATCAATCTCGCCCTCTAATATCGAATGGAGGGAAACATGATGTTTTTGGAGAAAAGCCCAATAGAAATTTACATCATTCATAACCCGACCAATGCGGTTCAGGTTGACTACCAGCAACGTATCAACCTTGCCGTTCAATACGGCTTTGCTGACTTCTGTAAGGCCGGGGCGGACGATGGTGTTTCCGCTGAAATGTTCAGAAGATATGCCAGCCACAGTCCAATGCTGTTCTGCGGCATAATCTTTTAACCGCTGCTCCTGCACATCGAGAGCAGGGGACGCGATGCCGTTGCCAGCCGTGCGGCAGTAAAGCCAAACCCGGTTGACAGCAGCCTTATCACAGCTTGTCCGTAAATCATTCGTTTCCATACTTTAATCCTCCGTACAAAAATCTTTCAGTTTCCATGCGATTTCCACCTGATTGCCAGCATAAATATGCACGCGATCGACCAGTGCGTCAGCCAGCCCCTGTGTCAGCCGATCGGAGCGGATGATTTCCTGTGCCAGCTTCGTTTTGGCTTTTTGCGAGGTTTCGTCCATCTGCATTTGTGCGGTCTGTGCCGCAAGGATGGAGTAAATTTTCTGCAATCGGTCAAGTTCGGCATCTATCCCTTTTTTCCGCGCATTGTAGTCCTCCATGCTGATTTCTTTCAGCAGAAGCTGCTCGTAGAGGATTCTTTTTTGTTCTCCGCAGTTATCGATGCGTTTGCTATAGTCAGCCTGTTTTGCAAGCTGTATATCAAGCATTCCTACATCAATCAGATTGTCCAGATTCAGGATGATTTGAGCCTGTCTGGAAAGAATCTCATAAAGCGTGGCTTCCAGATCCGCTTCCAAAATCCGCAGCCCATGGCACGGCGCGTTTTGATCCACGCTGCTATTCTGACAGCGGAAAGCGCGTTTTTTATCTGATGTCCGCGACAGCGCATGGCGGCAGTACCCGCAAAACACTTTTCCGCGCAGCGGATAGGTGTGCATGATTTTTTTCGCACATTTTATGTGCGGACGCACCGCTTGTACCTCATCAAACAGTGCCCTGCTGATAATCGCGGGATGGTGATCGGGGATTTTGATCCACTGGCTTTCATCCTTCATCCGAGAGCGATGCCCGCCAACCTCCGTCACTTCCCGTTTACCAATGATATAGACTCCAACATAGCGTTCGTCGTCAAGTATACGGGACACCGTATGGGGATGCCATATCCGGCCGCAGCGGGAAATATCATGGCCAGTAAAGCCATTAGCAGCTTTATATTCACCAGGGGTCGGGAGGCCGCGCCGAAACAGTTGCCTGACGATCTCTGCGGGACCGCATCCATCCCGCGCCAGCTCAAAAATCAGCCGCACATTTGGGGCGGTTTGCTCATCTGGCTCCATGCGTCCGTCAGCGCTTTTCCGATAGCCGTAAGGACAAAGTTTGCTTTGGTACTCCCCGCGCCGGAATTTTACATACTTGGCGCTTTTATACTTGATAGAAAGGTCGCGGCTGTAAAATTCGCTGATAAGGTACTTGAATGCCAGATTGATTCCGCCGGTATCTCCTTCAAATCGGCTGCTGTCAAAATCATCGTTGATGGCAATAAACCGGATGTTATAGAGCGGAAATACCCGCTCTATGAAATAGCCGACTTCGATGCTGTTGCGTCCAAAACGGGTAAAATCCTTGACAATGATGCAGTTTATTTTACCGTCCCGTACAAGGTCAAGAAGTTCCTGTACAGCGGGACGTTCAAAATTTGTCCCGCTGTAACCATTATCCACAAATTCTAAAATATCATAGTTTTTGATATCGTTCATAGAATCGACATACCGGTGAAGTGTATGCTTCTGATTTTCGATACTCAGGCTTTCCGTCTTGTTGTCCTCAATGGAAAGCCGGATATAAAGTGCGATCACATATGGAACCGAGTTAATCATCAGAAAGCACCTCTGCCAAACGCTCAAACCCGCTTTCAAAATGGAAGCGAATTGACACATCATTTGAAGCATTTACCGTAATCCGTTCGATGACCTGATTCACCAGCGCGGCGGACAGTTCCGTATCCTGATCCAAGGACGCAAGCCGGTCGGCAAGGCTGATGTACTGCACCATCTGGCGCTCCAGCTCGGACTGCCGCGCTTGAAGTTCGCAGACGCGCTCAACCGCCGCGTTGATTTTGTGCTCATAATCCTTCTTCATTTCAAGGTATTCGGCACGGGTGAGCATACCTGTAACGAAGTTCTCATAAAGGCTGCTCATAAACGCACGGTTGCTCTCCGTCTCCTGCCGCAGCTTCGAGATCTCTCTGTCTACTCCTGCCTTTTTCGCTGCGACCTTACTGTCCTGCTGCTTCAGACGCAGGCTTTTTCCAATCACACCTTCGGCTTCCTGCCGGATAATGGTCAGAATGGCGGAAAACAGGTCTTTCTCATGCAGATAAACCTTGCCGGGGCAAGCCCCTTTGCCAATCCGGTCATTGGCAATGCAGTGATAGATATAATAACGCCCATGCGCCTTTTGGCGATGGAGATTTTTCCCGCAGAAGCCGCAGAACACACGCCCGCGCAGGATATTTTCTGTATAGGGGATTTTTGCAGCGCGTTCGCTGCTTTTCCTGGCGGTCTGCTTCCGGACAGCTTGTGCCTGTTCATACAGTTCCCGGCTGATAATCGGTTCATGTGTATTCCGCACGATTACCCAATCCTCCTGACGGGTCAGGAATTGCTTATGCCCTACATTTGTATGCTTGCCCTGCACCATATCGCCCGTGTAAACCGCACTATCCAAAATCTTATTCACTGTCCGGGTCTGCCATTTACCGCTGCCCATCAGGTGTGGGTTATCGATCATGCCGATGCTTGCCATATAATAGCCGGGGGTAAGGATGTTGCTTTCATTAAGCTGTTTGACGATCACATTCAATGGCACACCATCAGCCGTCCATTGGTATATCAGCCGAACGATAGGCGCTGTTTTTTCATCAACAATCAGTTTATGGCAATTATCAGGGGATTTGAGATATCCATATGGCGGACGGCTGCCAACAAACTCCCCATCCTTCATTGCCTGATGCTGCTGTGCTCTTACCTTCTTGCTGATATCGGCAGCGTAGGCTTCGTTTATCATGTTTTTCAGCGGCACAATGATATGGCTGCCGCTGTTGTCCGCGTCCTCGCTGTCATACTGGTCATTGACGGCAATAAACCGGATTTTATGGAGCGGGAAATATTTCTCGATATAGAATCCGGTATCAATGGTGCTGCGCCCCAGACGGGACAGGTCTTTGACCACAATGCAGTTGATCTTTCCCGCATCCGCGTCTGCAAGCATCCGCTGGAATGCGGGACGCTCAAATGTGCGCCCTGTCGAGCCGTTGTCGATATAGGTTTCCGCGATTTCGATATCCGGGCAAAGCGCAAGGTAGGCTTCCATAATCTGCTTCTGGGTTTCCAGCGAATCGCCGCGATTGCTGTTAAATTCCACAGAAAGCCGGATATAAAGCGCTGCCTGCCATACGGTCATCCCCTTCTTTTGCGGCGCTGCGGGAGCGGCAGTGCCTTTTCTGCTTTTGCGGGCCATTATACCGCCTCCTTCTTCTTGAAAGAGACCGAAGGGGTCACAGCCGGCAAATCACCATACTGTGGCAGCTTCTCCAGTTCCGCTTCATATTCCATCTGGTATCGGAAGGTGATTTTTAACTCGTCCTTCTTCACGACGCGGATCGACTGAATGAGCGTGATTACAGCACGTCGGTCAAGCTCGATCATGTTGGAAAACTCCTTGAAGTGCTGCGCCCATTTCAGGCGGTCGCTGTTATTGTGGAGCACACGCTCCATGTCCTCCCGTAACAGGCGGATTGCCTCGCGCGCCTGTTCTGCCCGCGCTGCATAGCGGTCTTTTAAGTCCTTATATTCGGACTTGCTGATAATGCCGGTGATAAAATTCTCGTACAAGGTCGACTTAAACTGCCGTGCCTGCTCAAGCTGGACTTCGTTGTCGGCAATCTGCGCTTTGAAGCCTGCAATCAATTCCTGATTGACCTGTTCCTCGCTGATGCTGTCCAGCAGTTCACTCAACGATACAACATTACGAATATGGGCTTGCAGGCTTTCCAGAACGCCTTTTATCAGGTCGTCCTCTTTGAGCATGACAGCCCGGTCGCAGCCGTGCTTTTTTCCGGTCGGGCAGTAATAGTAAATGTATTTCCTGCCCTTAACGGTGTTGACTTTGCGGGTCATGCGTCCGCCGCAGCAGTCGCAGATCAGGATGCCGGAAAACAGATATACCGTGTTGCCTTCCGGCGTAGTGCGCGTGTCCAGTTCCATGATCTTCTGCACAAGGTCAAAATCACGCTTCGCAACAATCGCTTCATGCCGGTTTTCCGTGCGAATCCATTCTTCGACGGGCTTTTTCTGAATATCCTTGATTTTATGGTTGTAGGTGCTCTGACGGCCTTGCAGCAGTACTCCGGTGTAGGTTTCATCTTGCAGGATACGGAGGACTGCGGTAGCCGACCACTTTGCATTGCCGCTGTCCGCGAAACCGCCTGTCGGATGGGGAAGCCCGCGGCTGACTTTATACGCAAGAGGGGAGAGGATGCCGCGCCGGTTCAGCTCGTTCGCAATATTCTGCGCGCTGGCTCCGGCAATTCGGCGGTGGTAAATATCCTGCACCACCCGTGCGGCAAACTCGTCAATTACGAGATGATTCCGGTTTTCGGGGTCTTTCTGATAGCCATAGATGGGGCAAGCCCCTACATAGTCGCCTTTTTTCCGCTTGGAGAGGAGGGCGCTGCGGGTTTTCACGGAAATGTCGTGGCAATAAGCATCGTTGATGATATTCTTCATGGAAATGTTCAGATCATCGCCGGTATGCTCGTTGGCAGTGTCGATCCCGTCGTTGATGGCGATAAAACGCACGCCATAAGCGGGGAAAATCTGGCGCAGATACCGACCGGTTTCAATGTATTCGCGCCCCAGCCGGGAGAGGTCTTTGACGATCACGCAGTTGATTTGCCCCGCCATAATATCGTTCATCATTTCCTGAAAGGCAGGGCGGTCAAACAGGATGCCGCTGTAACCATCGTCTACGTGCTCTGAAACCAGTTGAATGTCCGGGTGGGCTGCGGCATAATCCTCGATCAGTTTTTTCTGGTTTGCTATGCTGTCGCTTTCGGTGCTCCGGTCGTCCGTGTAGGAAAGCCGCAGATATTTTGTCGCCTGATATTTTGGCATAGAAAAATCACTCCTTATGAATTTACGGACTTTCCCCATAAATAAAGAGTGATTCAGGTTTGCCTTATGTAATTCTTTTTCCATCACAAGTATAGCACACCCTGTCGGGAAAGTCAACGCAGGAAACTTATCAAATCAAAATCTGCTTCAAACATTCTTCCAGCGATATGCCGTTTTTGGCATACTGCGCATGGATCGTGAATTTACCGCACTTAAAACAGTATGGATTCTTGATTTGCCGCAAAAACTCGGCAATCCGTTCCTTTTTCGGAAGGTTCTGGTCTACTGCGATATCACGGATATCGACCAGCGGCGTATCTTCGTGCAGCGCTGCTGCCGGAGTGGAAATGGGCATGGTTACAGCTCCTTTTCAGTTTATATATTGTGTAGCAATCAAGTATTGAAGCGATACGGCAGTTTTTTGCCCCGCCGCTGGCTGTTGTACTTTTCGAGCAGGACGCGGGCATAGCGCAGCGCGACGCTGCTCGTGCTGAAATCCAGCTTGCCGCGCCGGATGATTTCTTCCGGGTCAACGGCAGACAGGTGCTTAATGAAAGTTGCATTATCCAGCTCGGTGTCGTAGGTTTTGAGGAACAACGCCATGCCGGAGAGCATCGCCGCGCGGAGGGAATTGGGCGCGCCGTGCCATGTGCTGTCCAGAAGCCGCAGCATCCGGTCGAAGTTTGCGCCGCCCAAAAGCCGGTACGCATTGATAAGCGCACGGGCCGCTGAAATTTCATGCTCTTTGCCGGTCGGCGTTGTGAGCGCCCAGTGAAAGCCGTTCTTTTCGACCAGCCGCTTGA